CCGATCTGGCGGGATTCACGCGACGCTCAAGGATCGTGGGAGCACCGGAGCCAGTGAAGTCGGTGTTGAACCTGATGCTGCCGTCGTCATTCAGCGCCATCACGCTGGCGGACGCCACCTTTTCGTTGTCCACGAATACGTAGCACCGCTCCTTTTTCCTGTCGGAGCCGCTACCGCTGATGTAGTTCCAGCCGACGTTTGGCAGGAAGAGCTTGTAGCCGCTGGCCTTGTACGAGAGCTCGGCGGTGACTTGCCAGTAGTTCACCTGCGCCCCGTTCACCACCTCGGTCGCCTGCTGGCCGCTGATGCCGTGGCACATCCACTGATGAGCACCGGCCCCCAGGAACGAATCAGAGTTCACGGCCCCCGTAACGGCCACAGCATTGGCAATCGGGAACGCCGAGCGGTTGCCAGAGATCGACAGCCGAAGTTCGCCCTCGATGCCGGTGGCCCCTTCGATGATGTCGCCCGCTGTGTTGATGAGCGGTTTGATGTCGTTGTTGCCGTTCCCGTTGTAGAAGCGGAAGACGGGGATGGAGATGCCGCTCGTGGAGAACGACCAGACATCGGCACGCGAGAGCGGGCTGGCGTTGTATTCCTGCGTGCCGCGCTGCGGCGTCTCAAACGAGTAGACGGCCTCCGCTTGGTAGGCATTTGACTCTGTGACTTGCCCATCAACGCACAGCAGGTAGGCGTATTCGGGGTGCGCCGTGCCGTGCGAGTATCCGCCCGCCCCGATGATTTCTTGCGTGTTCGTTGGGGCATCAAGGTCAAAGGCTACGCGAATCTGCGCAGAGGGGCTCTCGCCGAAGCGGTGCGAAAAGGAGCGGCCGATTTCGCGGTATCCAACAACAGCCATTATGCACCCATGATTTCGACGGGGACGGCACCCAAGCGGTCGAGCTTGTTTTCCAGTTTCCGCAGTTGGTCAAGTTGCTTGCGGTATTCCTCAATCGCCGGGTCGTCACGGCCCGTGGCCAGCCGCACGAGTTCCGACGCGCCCTCCTGCGTGCGGATGTCGGCAACCTGGAGCGGCTGCTGTGCGGTGCGACGCAGAGCGGCGAGCCGGTCTTCCTCGACGCTGGCCCGCTCTTCGATGATTTGCAGTTCGAGGTTGCGAATCTCCTCCAGCCGCTTGATGCGGTCGTTGAAGAGTTGCTGCTGTTTTTGAATGGCTGCGTCGAAGCCCTTCGGATCGATGAGTTCGCCTTCCAGCTGGGCCTTCGCCTTCTCCAGCCCACGCTGGAACTCAAGCCCGGCCTGCACGCCCGCCTGGCCAAACTCGCCAGCCTTGGCGATGACGGCATCCATTTCGTCCTGCGCGCCGCGAATCGCCTGCTGGATGTCGTTGGCGTTGAAGCCGAAGTCGAGCGTGTCCTGGGCGGCGGCCTGGGCTTGGTCGAGAATCTGGAGCCGCCGCATGGCGGCCTTCTCGGCCTCGGCGTCGCCCTTCGCACGGGCCTGCACGATGGCGGTCTCGGCCTCGTCGATCTGCCGCGTGATCGCCAGCAGGTTCTCGGCGGCGTCGCTTTCGTTGCCGAGGCCGTTCTGCCGGATGAAGGCATCGGCCCGCTGGCGGTCTGCTTCTGCCAGCCGCTCCGCAGCCCGCACGCGATCTTCGGTGGCCTTCCTGGCGGCCTCGGCGGCTTGTTGCTGGGCATCAGCCTCGCGGCCCAGCAATTCGATCTGCTTCTCGAAGTCCTGCCGCGAAGCCGTTACGGCACGGGCCAGCTGCTCCTCTGAGAGCCCGGCCCCTTCTGCCGCAGCCGCAACGTCTTCCAGCGACTTGACGAACCCGAGGAACGCCTTGGTGCCGTTGTTGCCGAGGGCCGCCGCCTGGGCCTGTGCCTTCTCAAGATCACCGGAAAGCCTGATGGAACCGTCGCCAGCCAAGCCGAGCGAGTTGACCAGTTCGGCAATCGCGGCGTTCGTGCGGCCCTCTTGGAGCGACTTCGCCATTTGCTCGCGGCTCGCGATGATCTCGCGGTCGAACTTCAGCCGGTCGGCAGACTTCTGGAAGCCCGCCCATGTCTTGTCGTTCGCAACGTCGTCGAGGTCGCGGATGAATCGGTTCAGCCCGCCAATCGCCTCGGCCGTCTCATCCGCCACGATCTTGCCGAAGCCTGCGAAGTTGGCCGTGAGTTGCCGCTTCAGCCCCTGCGAAGCAACGCCGAGCCGGTCCAGCGAATCGCCGAAGGCGTCGATCTCGGCCCGCTGCCGGTCGGTCAGTGCCCCGCCGATCCGCTCCAAGTCCACCGCAGCGGCACCCAGCTGCCGGAACACCGGCAGCAACTCGGCACCGCTCTTGCCGAACAGGGCCACCGCCGTGGCGGCACGCTTCGCCGGGTCGGCTATGCGGGCAATGGCGTCGGCCGACTGCGTGAAGAGCGTCTCGGGGTCGGCGTTCCGCACGTCCTCCGTGCTCAGCCCCAGCGTCTTGAACGCAGCGGCAGCGTTCTTGCCGCCATCGCGGGCATCGTCCACCGAGCGCAGGAACTTGGTGAAACTGCCGCCGAGCGCCTCAACGCTGGTGCCCGTCTGATTCGCAGCCGTCTCCAGAACCTGCACAAACCCAAACGAGACGCCAAGCCGTTCGGCCAACTGGCCCAGCCGCTCGACCTCGCCTTCGAGTTGCACGAGCCCACGGCCCACGGCCACGGCCCCAGCACCAAACGCAGCCAGCCCACCAAGGGCCAGCGTCGTCGGATTCACGAGCCCGGCGATAGCGGCACCAAACTGCCCAATGCCACCGCCGTTGGAGAAGATGCGGTTGAGCCCCTCGGCCGCACTGGAAATGCCCGAGAGCCTACCGGCCACGTTGCCAATCGGCCCCGGCAGGACGGCCAGCGTGCCCGCCAGTTCGTTGAAGGCAAGGTTGCCCTTCTTGCCCGCCTGCTCCACGGCCGCGTCGTAGCCCTTCGCAGCGGATTCGGCACGGACGAAGGTTTGCGTGGCCTGGGCCACCAGCGTGTTGAACTGCTGCTGCGTGAGGCTGCCAGCGTTGAGGTGCGTAACCAGCTCCTGCACTTCGTCGTCGTAGCGTCCAAGTGGGCCTCGGGCTTGCTCTTGCAACTGAGAGGCACGCGCTGAGAAGCGTGCGCGCTCCTGCTCTGACCGTGCCGCCTGTTCGTTGATGCCGATGGCGTCCGCTGACGCCCGCACATAGGCGTCGAGCTTCAATCCACCCATGTCGTAAAGCTGGGTGAGACGCTCGAGCCTGGCGGCCTGCTTCTCCTGAGACGTGCCGAAACGCTCGGAGATGGATGCCGCCTCGGCAAACGCCGCAGCAGTGCCAGAAGCCTCGGCCTGAATCTTCGCAAACTCTTCCGCGAACTGTTGGGCCGTGACCTGCCCCGTTTTCAGGGCCGACGTAAGAAACGCAATGTCAGTGGCCACCTGCCGCTGCGCCGCCGACGCACCGCTGGTGCTGCCCAGGAACTTGTCGAACAGCGACGCCGATGCGCTCGCCTGCTCGCCCAGCTTCTGGAGCGCCCGATCTACCGGCGTCAGGCTCTTCTGGAGACCACTGGCGTCTGCCGTGATCTTCATTGCCAAGCCGAGGACGGTAGCCATTACGCGGAGCCTTTCTTCGCCATGCGAGCCTTCGCCTGCTCAATGGCGTCGGCAATCTGGTTGTCGTGCTGCTTCGGCGTCTCGACCGGCACGAAGTCTTCGGCCTTGGGCGTGCGGCCTTTAGGGCAGTATGGCGCAAGGGATGCGGAGGCTAGCAGCCCCGTCTGCCTCCACGGATCGGGCAGCGGCTCAAAGAAACGGTGCATCGCCACCCACTCGGCAAACTCGCGAGAGTCCATCCGCTCTCCGAGTTCGCGGACAGTCATGCCGAGGTGGGCCGCCAAGCGGAACATGAACCGGCGCGTCGGCCTGGCGTTTAGGCTTTTCCCAGTTCTTGCACGTCCTCTTCCGTGAGGGCGTTGTGCTCCATCGCCTTCTGCCAAATGAGGCCCATAACCTTGGCGCTCTTCTTGCCCAGAGCGGCGATGTCCTCGGGCGTGGTGAAGAGCAGTTCGCCCTTCTCGTCGCAGATGACCTTCTGGAGAAACTTCGTGCGGAAGTTGTCCACGCCGGTCTGCTTCGAGCGGACCCACTCGTTTTCGTAGGCGTCCCGCTCGGCCACGCTCATCACGCGGATGTAGATGCTCCCGCCCCACGACTTCACCGGGACTTCGAGCAGGCCGAGATCATCCGCCGCAAGGATTTGTTGCTTGGTCAGCGTCATGGATTAGCTCACGATTTGAAAGGTTGCAGAATACCGCCGGGCGTCGTTCACCTGAACGCTGCCGCCCACGCCGGTACATACTGCAAAACCTGTCAAGCCGCCGACGCTGAACGATGCCCGCTGCCCATACGTTGCGCCGATCGGCGCAAATGCCTCAATGGAGAAACTGCCGAGGCTGCTGCTCCACGCTCCGCTGCGGCCGGTCGGCATGCCGCCGCCCTTCTGCCATGTGACGGAGTAAACCTCCGTCAGTGCAGATCCGCCCCAACTGACGGAAAAGCCTTGCGATGACGCGGCCATTTGTCACCCGATGGAGACGGTGACCGATCCACGCGGAACGTCGTTGACCGCCAGCGTCAGCGAGGCCGCCGTGACCGTCTGGCCTGCGGCAGTCTGGCCGACGAAGAAGAGCGCCGTGCCCATGTAGTCAATCTGGTATTCGTTCGGCGAACCGCCCGTGGCGTTGGGGTCCGCCAGGGCGGCAATCGTGATCGTGCTGGTTCCGGTGACCCCCAGGTGGCTCACGTCAATCGTGTTGTCTGTGGCGGCGATGTTGTTGCCGGTTTCCACGAAGCGCGTGATCTCCGTGAGCGCCACGCCGCACACGGTGAAAGAGCCGCGATTGCCCTGTGAGCTACTGGCCATGTATGCACCTTACGGAACGAGGATAGTGACGGAACCGCGAACCGCATCATTCACGGCAAAGGTGGTCGAAGACGAAGACACCGTGCAGTTGGAACGAGCGCCAAGCACGGGCAGCGTGACGCTGCTGCTGGCACTGGTGGCGACCTTGGTGCCGAAATACTCAACCGTGACGGAGTAGGTTGCCCCGGCAGCGCCGGAAGCCTTGAGCGGGCGATTCATCGTCACGATCTGGTTGTCGGAAAGCGTGGTCACGTCGATGGTGTCGTCTCCAGCGCCGCCGCCTGCGCCAGAAAACTGCACCGAGTAGGCGTGCAGCGTGCTGCCGCCAACCACGACCGAACCAGTCGAAAGGCTTGCCATTTCAGGTCTCCACCCAGGTCAATGCGTAGTTCTGCGTGACGCTATACACCGGAGGCAACTCCGCCCCGGCCAGCTGCACGAAGTCGTCCGACTCCTGCTCTAGCGAAGCGTTCTGTACTTCCACATTGTTCAAGGTTCCGCCGTACCCATCCAGAACGGAGCGGAACGTATCGGCAACCTCGCGTGCGCCTTCGTAGGTGGTGGCGTAAATCTGCATCTCCATGTTCACAGTCGGCAGGCCCAGCGGCCCGGCGAGCGTCTGCTGCCGCTGGATGGAACTGCGGCGATACACCGCAAACGGCAGGGCCGCCGTGGTGGGGGCCAGCACGGGATAGATCCGCGTTCCCACCAGCGACGAGACGGCCGTGGTTGTTACCAGGGCATTTCGCACGACTTGCTCGGGGCTCTTGAGCGGCATGCCCGCATCATCGCCAGCGGCGGGCCGCCTCTTGCAGTTAGCCCGAGACCGTCTTGCCCGAGAACGTGGCGATGGATTCCAGCGCCCGCTCCAGCGACAGCGATAGTTGCTCGCGGAGCACGCTGGCGACCTGCGACTGCGAACGCTGCCACGCCGTCTGCACGGGCGGCTGCCGAGCCACGCCACCGCCCGGGGTCGCCGGGATCGTGAAGGGCTGGCTCCGCTTCACGAAGAACGCCTTGGGGTAGCCCGGCTTCGTCGTGAACGAGTTGCCCCGCTTGCGGATCTTGAACGGCCCCAGGCCATTGAACGAACTGGCGATGTAGCCGTTCTGCCCGCTCACCCAATGCACGAGGCCGTTCTTACTGCGGCGCTGGTAAGGCTTGTTGGCCAGCGTGGTGATCTTGCGGGGCTTCGTGCCGTTCTCGATCCACCACTGGTGAAACGCCCGGTCCCGGCCCGCGCGCACTTTGCCGCCCTGCGCGCTCGTGTTGTCGGCCTTGCCCGACTGCGTGTAGCCGACCAGGCCAACGCCCACGCGATCCTTCTGGTAAACGACCACCTTCTTATTGCGGGCACGGTAGAGGTTGCGGGTTGGGCCGACCGGCGTGACGTTGCCCAGGGCGGTGAAGGCGGGCTCGATCGCCTTCTGGAGCGCGGCCCGTAGCATCGTGCCGCCCACCTGCCCAGGCAGGGCGGCGAACTTGTCGAGGATGGGCTGGATGTCGTGAAACGACACCTCGACCTTGATGCCAGCCATTAGCCGACGTTCTCCGTGCAGATCGCTTCGTGCTCGCTGCGGTTACCGTGCTCGAGCAGGCTCACGATCTCCAGCGTGCGGCCACGCCATGCGAACCGCATCTGCTGCGTAAGGCCAGGCAGGAATCGCAGCCGCACCTTGTGGGTCACGCTCACGTCCTGCTGGCCAGCCGTCAGAGCCTCGCGGGCACTCACGCCGTCCACGCTCGCCCAGACGCTCGTGGAGTTGCTCCACGCCAGCACCGTCTCGCCCAGGGCATTGGTCGTGCCGCTGGCGATCTGGACGGTAACGCGGTCGCGGAGTTTCCCGGCGTCGATCATCGGTACGAGCCCCACTTCTGCGAGTCGAGCAGGGACGACACGGCGAACTCCAGTTCTTTGGAGATCGAGCCCACGAGCACCGTGCTGCGGTTGTCGTACCAGAAGCCCACGAGCATCAGCATTGCGTGCCGGATCGCGGCAGGTACGGCGGTGCCGCTCGACCCGTAGCCAGCCCACCACGTCACGCTGATCGCGTTGTCGTCTTGGAGGTGCGGGGGCCACGTCTGGCCGTACAACGCCTTCACGGCCCCCGGCGTGCTGTGCCGGTCCACGCGGTAACTCGCCGACGAGTAGGTGGCCGTCTCGCCCGTCTGGAAGGTGAACGTCAAGGCGACGGCCGTGGCTGTGCCAGCGGTCGCCATTGGCGGGCGGGGGAGCTCGATGTCCATCGTGCCGTCTGGTGGGAATCGGTCGAACCTCATCACCCACTGCGTGTAGACGAGCGTGCGGTCGAGG